ATAGTCAACCTCATAGAACAGGTTATGATAATTATCTACTCTATGCTACCTATAATTTTTTATAGTATTCTTGAATAATTTGTATAATTTTTTCGTCATTGTCATATTTTTTTATCTCGACAATTAAACTCGTTATTTTTCTTTTTAATTCATGTTTGCCATGATTATTGTTGTATTTATAAGTGCACCATTCTAAATTATCAAAATTATTGTTATAAATATTACAATCTATGTGATTAACACAAGGATAGTTATTAGGGTTGGAAATGAATGCTTGTGCCACTAATCTATGTATATAAAAATATTTATTTTTTCCATCTTTACATAAAGAAAGTCTATAATAACCTTTGCCACCATATGATGGAACTTTTATAATTTCTTTATAATTTCTTCCTTTAATGTTTTTGCTTAAAGATTTCACTCTTCCTAAGTTAGATACTTGATATAATCCCTCGTATCCTTTAATGTCCTTCCATACTTCATTTTCCATTTTAATACCTCCCGTAATAAAGTATTAGTGAAGGAGGTGATTACGGCACCTCTTCACATTTTAATTATATCATATTACTTCAACAAAGTCTATATCAGGATACTTTGCTAACAACATTTTTATTTTAAGCCTGTATACCTTATCTTTTGCTGTTATAGGGCTTTTAATGTCCTCTATGATATATTTGCCCTTTTCATTATCAAAATACTTAAAATCGGCTTTATAATAGGTTTTAGGATATGTTTTACCTTTATAATGAATTGTATCTAATAATAAGAACTTTGGTTGTAGTTCTAACTTTTTTATTATTTCTGCTTTTTCTAATTGTTTTAAAGTGATATATCTATCTCTTTCTTTTTTACTATCGAACTTTATTCCATTATAGATAACTTTGGTGTTGTGGTATTTTAAATATGTCCCTATTGGTTTATATTTACTACTTACCATTTTCATTTAATTTTCTCCTCGACAATATTCGCAACCATTTTCATTTACATTATTTATTTTTATAATACATTTTTTATTATTCTTTATTATCATATAACACAATCTCCAATTTGCTATTATCTCCTACTTAATCATAACACACTTTTTATTTTTTTTCAATAGATATAATTATTTTTGTTATTGCCTTTGATTTTTTTCTGCTATCTATTAAATTCATTTAATCAACTCCCTTAAAATAATCTTCTACAATTTTGTGTATGATATCGTGGCTGTTTGCTGATATATCACATAATACTTCTTCATTTGGATTTATATCTCTTGATATTAGATATTCTCTAATATAAACATGAGTTAATTCGTGATATAAAGTCTTTCTTTTTTTCTCAATAGGTAAATCTTTGTCAATCCACACTTCTTGAGTTTGAAAATGGCTTTGCCCATAATAATATCCATCTTGCTCATCAACTTGATAATCCCAAAATTCTTGTTGTGATACTTCTTTTATAGTGTATTCTACATTATTCATTTCAAATTTCATTTAATCAACCTCATTTTCATAAATATTTCCTATTACTTCCATTTCTTTTTCGGTTTCGTTTATTTCAAACAATTCATCTAAATCATATTGATACCAACCTAGTATTTGTTTTGTCTTTTGATTATAATATCTAGCACTGAATTTATAATTATCGTATTGAATAACAAATTGATTGTACCCATTAACTGTTTGATGAATGTCGATGATATCATTTTCATAAATTTCTACACCATTTTTATCCTTTAGTCCTGTGTATTGCATTAAATCACTAAACCATTCTCCTAGACCAGTTTGCATATTATGATAATAGCCATTCCCTTTTTCATCGAAACATATAAAATCATGTGAATTATTCAAATATCTCATTTTTTTTAAATCTTTATCATATACTCTAAATTTTATTTTCCTATTCATTATTTCTCGCCTTTGCTTTTTAAACTGGTTTTACAGGTGACAATTATTCTATATTTTCTTTCTGGTTTTTCACTTAAACAAGTTGTAATAACTCCTTCATTAAGTTCTATTTCATAATCATCAATTTTATTGCAATTATTCAATTCTATACAAACCACATTTAACATTTCATTTATTTTATCGATTTTTGCTATTAAATCTTTTTCTTTTTCATTCATGCTTATTCTCCTTTGCTTTCTAAATTGGCTTTTCTAAATTCTTCAAGATTTTTGTAATTTGATAAATAAAATTTTAATTCTTCTTTAACATTACCAAAACTTGCATTTGTAATATCTTTAAAATCATCATAAGAAAGTAATTCATCTATTGCTTGTGTAGTTTTGTCTATTCTTTTTGATAAATCTATAATAACTTCTTGATTATGCCTATTTTCTTTCTCATACCATTGTATTATTTCTGCTTGTTTGTTTACTTCTTCTTCTAATCTTTTTATTGTATTTTCTAATTCTCTATTCATTATTCCTCCACCTTTATAACTAAATCGGCTTTTGTTTTAAACATAATATCAGTCCTTTCTAACTATATTGTTTATTCTTCTTTTCAATATTTTTGCTCATTTTTATTGCCTCAATTATATGTCTCTTTACATTTTTCTATAAACTTTTTTATTATTCTACTCACTTGGGCTTGTGTAATATTTGTTTTTTTTGATATTTGGATTTGAGTTAATTCTTTATAACCTAATAGACTATAAGCAGAACATATAATAAATTTATCTCTTTCACTTAATTTGAATATTTCTTTATAAATTAATTCTAATCTTTCTTTTTTTATAATGTTATCTTCTATATTTTCTTTTGAAGGAATTACATCTAATAAATATAATTCTTTACCATTATCATTTATTTGCGTATAAATTGATATGTCTTGTATCCCATTTCCTCTTTTTTGCATAGATTGTTTTCTTTTATAAGCAAGTATTTCATTAGTTATGCATGATGTTAAATATGTTGATGCTTTATAGCCTTTATCTCCACTGTAAGTATTAGCACCTTTAACTAATCCTATCATTCCTATGTCATAATATTCATCAAGTTGATTATATAAATTATATCTTTTTAAAACCATATATATTAAATTTATATTATCTAATATTAACTTTTCTTTCGTTAACATTTTAATTCCTCATCTATTTCTCTTATCTGTTTAGCAAAATATTCAGTATAAAATTTATCTTTAAATTGTTTTGCCAGTTTATATCTTTCTAAAAAAGATTGTCTTATTTTTAATAGTTCTCTTCTTCTATGTGGTTTCACTATTTATCCACCTTTTCTAGTTCATCTTCACTAAAGCATAGACATGTTCCATCTAAAAAATCCACTCTAAATGGTTTTTCTTTATTCCAGTATTCTAATCCATCATAAATGCCTACTTTGCCTATGTATTTATCATACTTTTTTAATCCATTGTTTTTAACAACTTTTACTCTATAGCCATCCTTAAACTTATTTTCGTTTTTAAATACTGCTATTGCTTTTCCTAATCTTGATTTTATCATTTTCTATATAATCCCTCCAACTTAATTAAATCTTTATATTCATCATCAATCACTGCTTTAAAATAGTGGTCACAATATGTGCTGTCAAATTCATCAGTACAATGTGCTATAAATAAATCTTTATACTTCTCTTCCCAATCTTTAGCACCACAATAAACATAATTGCTTTCTTCATCTTCATAACCTAAACCACAATCTCCACACCTTGTATGAATATAAATTACATCTTGCCCAACAAACGAATCATATAAAGATGTTTGTTCATCACTATCATTTCCATATTTTTCAACTAATCTCATAAGTTCATATCCCCTGCAACGAGGTATTTCACCATAGTTTTTTTCAATATAATTACTTAACTTTCCATCATAAGTATTTTCAAATGCTTTTAAATCCATTATCTTCTTCTTCCTTTCACTTTTTCTTCTTGGTATATCTCTAGTACCCACTTCAAGTTAAGCAATGCACTTCTTGTTGTTTCACTTGCTGGTAAACTTAAATAATAATATATCTTCAATAATACCTTTTCTTCAAAGTTCAAACCTTCATAATTTATATTTATATCTTTCATAATTCCTCCTATTCATCACTATTTTTATAACTAAAACCTATATAAATTCTAATGCCATTTTCTTTAAACATTTTATTTAATAATAATATGAAATCTCTTATACCTTTAGCATCGTTTTTAAAATCTATTTTTCTTTTATAATCATAATCATAAATTGTTATTTTCATTTTTCATCAAATCTCCATTCTACATAACTTTTTAAATACCTTATTTGTATTGTTATTTTATGACTATTAATTTCTAATATAGTCCATTCTATTTGCCCGACATAATGGGTAGTTTCTTTAGTATTAGACATTATGTTATCTATTATAAAGCCAATAGTTGAATAATTTAAACTTGTATTATTTATTATTTTCATATTTGTTCTTCTTTCCTTTCTAAATAACTTGGTAGTATAAACTTATCTCTTGTGTTCCATTGTTTTGCTCGCTTTTTATTACTAGGAATATTATTTAATCTATCAACTTCTTTTTGTGCTTCTTCAAATGTTTTAAATTTCTCTAATTCATACATATACATTTTTTCATCTCTACCCATAAAATCTTTAACATCTAAATAATACTGTAATTCCTCATCACCGGCACAACCACCAAACCCAATTATATGAGCAGATTGAACATAATATATAAAATCTTTGCATTTAATTATATAAAATTTCTTTTTTAATAATTCATCTAATTTCATTATTTATCACCCTTGTAATTTTACATTAACTTATTCATAAGTTTTATAATCTTTAGTCCAATTCTTACAAAAATAATTAATTCCTTTGTTCGCTATCATATTTAAATAAAATTCAATTAATTCTTGCGTTTCTTCATGAAATATTCTTTCGTTTTTACATTTATTATAGTATTCTAATGGTTCAACATATGGTTGATTATAATTAGGTTTTTGTTTTGAATAAACTATTCCAGCACCTAACCAATCGCATATCATTTCTATCACATATTCAATAGGGATTTTACAAGGTGTATTTTTATATGTCCCAACATTATCTATCCAATATTCCCAATGATGAGGGTTATGTCCTTTATGATGTTGCCATGCTAAAGAGTAACCCTTTTCTCTTTTTTCAGCATCTATTGGACTACTCGTGCCTTGAAAATATTTGGCACTGCTAAAAAATTCGGTTAAACTATATTTGCTTAAATCGTGTAATAAACCTCTTTTGTATAATCCGCATTTAAAACAAAATTTCATAACATAATATTTATGTCTTGTTATAGTTATGAAATGTTTTATATATTTATTCATCACTATCATGTCCTTTATTCCACCTCTTTTAATATATTTCTGATATCTTCTTTAATTTCACTTAATAGGTATTTATTATTATATTTATAATATAATTTACCTGCATTTTTATCGTGATTATTAAGAAATATATTTATTTTATCAATAACTTTTTTTTGCTTTTTGACTTGTTGTTCATAAAAATTTATTATTGCTTCAAGTTCGTTCAAATCTTTATAAGTAAATGAATAACCTATTTTTGACTTAAAACCACTCATAAATATATCTTTTCTATCCATTATTCTTATTTCTCCTTTTCATTTCTTTATTCATTCTGATACCTCTTTTATTTTTAAATATAAATCTAATAAATCAGGATTATTTAATAACATTTTACTTTTATCGACAATGTCTAAAAAATTATTAATTACTTCTTTTTGCTTTTTACATTGTTGTTCTGTTTCATTTAACAATTTGGCACATTGATTACAGCCATAAATTAACCAATCGTAAGTTTCTTTATCTTCTCCTATTAGTTTAGCCCCTAACTCATCAACTCTTTTAAAATAGTCTTCAATTTCTTCTTTAGTCATTCTGACACCTCTTTTTTTAATATTTCTTCACAATAGTCATTACTTAATAAAATTCTTACACATGTAATTTTAGTTTTTTGTATTCTTTCTAACTTTGCCTTCATTCGCTTTTCTTCTATAAGTAATCTTTTTATTGCTTTCTTGCATGCTTCAAATGCTTGTTGCTCTTCGCTATTCATCATTCCGCTCCTTTATCATCATAATTAATCCTATAATTACTCCTATACCAATTAACCCCCAGAATATTAATGGTATATATAATATAAACATTTAATCACCTTTTTTCTCTACTAAATCTGCTTTTATCAAATCTTTAATATATTTCTCATCAACTGTCACAAACATATCATCATAATTTTCGGTTATTCTTCTTGTTTCGAGTTCTATTTCAATAGTTACATAAGAATCAACATTTTTAGAATAAATCATTTCTCCTTTTACATCATTGCCTATTACTTCTGTTGTTCTATTCCACCAATCTTCTTGGAGTTTATAACCATACTTTTCTAATTCTTTTAAATTTATATCATCTCTAATTTTTGGCATTATCTTTTCTCCTCCTCATCTTCATATTCTATAGGTATTCCATAAATTGTTTCTACTACCTCAACAAAATCATCTTCAATTATTATTTTTGTATGCGGATGATGATTATTTTTTACATATTCAATTAATGGCTGTGCCAATTCTTTTATTTTTTCTATTTTTTTATCTTTCATCATTTTTTCTCCTTACCACTTATAAGTTAACATTAGATATAATACATAAATTAATATTGTTGCTAAAACCAATAGATTAACTATAATTAAATATGCTTTTATATCTTCTTGTTTATCTTTTTTTAATATTCTTAATTGTTCTCTTTCAGTCTTACTTGTAGGAAATTCTTTTTTTAATTTCCACATTTGATATTTACTTATCTTTTCCGGTTTCATTTTATCCTCCTAATTTTTCTAAATGATGTCAAGATAATCATCATAAGAACCAATATATGGTGTCAATTCTATTATTATCCTATTTCCATATCGCTCAAATTTTCCAACATGACTATATTCTTTGAATATTTTTCTTAATATTTTTAAAATTAATTTTTTATTCATTTTATCCTCCTAAAATCTTTGCAAGACTCTGTATTTTTTGTTATTCTTATTTTTCTATATCTACAATAATATGTAGGTATTGAATTACCTTTCGTTTGCCTTTTTTCTAATAATCTGCAATTTTTACATCTATCTTTTATTTCTTTTTTCTCTTCTGATATTATAATTCTTTCTCTAAGGGTGTTTTTTTTATCATATTTGAGCGTTTTCATCAAACTAGATAAATCCATTATTTTTTCTTTTTCGATTAAATATGACCTACAAAATTGTTTTATTTGGTCTCTTAATGATACATCTTTACCATTATCTAATGCTTGATGGCATTTAATACATAACATAACACCATTTTCTTTACAGCCTTTGCCACCATGAGCCCTTGATAAGAATATATGTGCTATTTGCAAAGCTCCATTGTTTCCACAAAAGATACATCTATTATTATCTCTTTTCTTTATATATTTTCTTGTCTCTTTGTCAAACTCACAAAACTGGCTTCTAATACTCATTATACCCTCTCAAAATAGTCATTTATTTCAGCATTACTATTAATCAATTTTGTCATCGCATAGGCTACTAATTTTCTACAATTAAATCTATTATTTATAACACCATTGATATATTGAAACGATAAACCGATTTCTTTTGCCATTTTTGATTGATTAATTTTGATATTAGTAAATAATTCTTTTTTAAATCTATACATCTTCTTCTTCCTTTCCCTTTAGAATATACTTTTTAAAACTGCAAGGTTTACCATAAATATTCTTTTTTGTTACCCATTCTTCATCAAATTCTATTCCATACTTATGTTTTATGTCGAATATTCTGGCACTCAGCCTAGTTATAAATAACTTTGAATAACTTTCATAAGTAGTTATACTCCCATATTCATTTAGGTATTTAATTATCATTTCATTTTGTGTCATTTTGCCCCTCCAAATATTCTTTTACTAATTTTATTGCCATTTCTTTATTTACTGGCAATTTATAAAACTTTCTTTTTTCTTCTCTTAAATGTGTACCACTTACAAATGATAAAGGTATATGATAAGTTTGCTCATAGGCTATCTTGTAAAGATTAGTTTGATATGCTACATACTCTTTATCAAATGTTGCAGTTCTTTTAAAGTCATTTACTCCTCTTTCTTTATTTATTTCTATTATTTGGTCTAATCTACCTATTGCTACTGGTATATTATCAATAAATAATATAACTGGTATCTCTGAGGCTATTACTTGCCATTTATAATGTTTCTTTAAGAATATATAATTTTGAAGTTCTCTATTATTAAGGTCATTTATACCATCTTCTTCATAATCTTGAATTGCTTGGTGCATATTTGTACCTTTTTCGCTTGCCAATTCAAGTATTCTTTCATCTACCCCTTGATACTTATTTCCGAATTTCTTTTTTAATATTGTTGTTATAGAGGGAAGAATAATTCCATTGCATACATAAAGATGGCTATCTTCCCAATATTCTATAACATAATTACCTATAGTCCAAGTTTTCATTATTTTATCTTGATTACTAATGAACTTTTAACTGGTGTAAATTCTACATAAGTATCATATAAATCAGGTAAATCTTTTTTAAACATTGCTGTTCTAAATGTTTCTCTTTCTGTCGGTGCTTTGTAAGTAATACTAATATTTTCATTTTCTAATTTTAAGATTTTTTTCTCTTCCATTTCTTTTAATAAGGTTTCTCTTATTGCATCTTCTTTTCTTTTTAATTCTTTTTTTTCTTCATCTATCATTCTTAATTCTGACGTAATTATATCTGCTAATTGATAGTTATCTTCTTTTTTTACTATTAAATTATATAAATCTACTTTTTTCACTTCGTTTTCTTGCATAATAATTATTCCTCATCTTTCTTTTTAAATAATTTACTTAATATTTCACTTGCTTTATTAATAGACATATCTTCTAACTTATCAAGGTTATTTACTTCTAATAATTTTGTTAAGTTTTCGCCTTGATAATATTTTTGTATAAGTTCCATTTGTTTAGGGCTTATCTTTGCAGTGCCAACTTGTTTAGTGGCTTTTTTGTACCCATTTTCTGGGCTTGCCTCTTTGTCAGGGTCATCTCCAGTACTTAATTTATATGCTTTCATAAGTGCATATTTATCTGCGTATGTCATTGCTTTTCCTGGCGCTTTATCGCCTGTATCTAAACCATCTCCATAAGCTACTGTCTCAATAAACTCACTAGGATTGTCTATATTAACAAATCTATATGTTGTTTCTATTCTCATAAATAATGTATTAGTTTTAGTTATGTTTCCATTATATTCACTTTCTTTTATTAAAGTATCTCTATCAATTACTTCTCTTTTTGCTGGATAACTATAAACTCTATACTTCTTTTCTATAGGTTTTACTCCATCTAATACATCTCTTTCTGATACTGCTTTATAACTATTTGTTTTGCTTATAGACACAACCAATCCTTTTTCAATAACTCCTATTTCTTCGGTTATTAATGACATCTTTTCATAGATGTTCATCTTTTTAATCTCTTCTTCTTTCATTTTCTTTGTTCTCCTTTCATTTTCTTCTTAATTATACACCTTATTTTAATTTTTGTCAACTATGTTTTACATTTTTATTTAAAATCTTTTAATAATTCTTCCATTTCATTATTTTCATTAGTTTCTACTTCTTCTTTTTTTATATCATCATCAAACCATTCAGGCTTATGTTCTATTTTTTTGCTTATTTTTTTATCTCTATGTCTTTTAGTTTCTTCTTGTGCTTGGCTTACACTTTTAATTCCTAATTTTTGCCAATTATAAATTATAGCATCTATATAATTAATAGTATAAGCACCATTTAATATAGCGGTTTTAACTGCATATCTAGTAAGTTCATTATCTTCCCACTCTTTTACTTTTTCAATTTCAGTAGATGATAAAGTTCTTCCTAATTCTTTTTGTAAAAAATCGTAAAGTGTGTCTTGTTTGTTTTGCCCTATATACTCTTCTATACTATTCTCTTCTATACTATTCTCTTCTATACTATTCTCTTCTCGGTTGCCAATTGGTATACCACCATCTTTTTTTAGTTCATATGCTTCATTTTCTTCTATAGTTAGTAATGATTTTTCTTTTAAATATTTAGTTTGATGATATCTGTCTTTTCTTAAATAATTATTAATTCGCCAATGTTTAATTACTATAACGCCTGTTTCAAATGGTATTATAAAACTTTTTGCTATTAATAATTTCAAATCATCATTCTTTTTACCTGTCATTCGCATTATTGATTTCCAATTATCGACAAATCCATCATCATCAGCCTCCATAGACAAATGAAAATATAAGTTTTGAGTACTATCAGGCATTTCTAAGAAATTATCGTTATTAGTTATTGTTTTGTCAAACATTCTTTTTTGTGCCATTATTTTTCCTCCTTTTTAACTGGTACTAATTTTATAGTTTCATCATCATAGAACTCTAAATAAAATTCACTACCATATTTATTAATTAGAAATTGTGGTATAGTTATTCTATTTCTATCTTTGTCTGTTTTCTTCATAAATCTAAATAATAGTTTCATTTTCTCACCTACCTTTCTTATCTAAACTAATTGTACACCATTTTAGTGGGTATGTCAATATATAAAAAAGAAGAAATATTATTTTTTTAATATCTCCCCCCATCTTCATATTATTTTTGTTCTATCATCTCTTTAAATATTGCCATAAGAACATCAACTACTATACTATCTCCAGCCAAATGGTATAAACTTGAATTACTTTGATTTTTAGCAACTTTATAATAATCTTCATCTTTAACTCCCATAAGTCTAAAGCATTCTAGAGGTGTTAATTTTCTTATTCTTAAATCATTAACAATTTTAGGTATATTTCCACTTCCCTCACTTGCCTTTAATGTTCTTGCACAACCATTTTCATCATAAACTTGTTGTTCAAATTGCCAACTTTTACCGCTTATTCCTTTTAATGGATTTATTACTACTCCTTCTTTTGGTGTAGTTTGTAAAGTATCACTAATTTCTTTTCCTAATTGCAATCTATCTTTACCTTTCATAAAATTATCACTTTTTGAATATTGATAAGTTCCTATGCAAACTCCTCTATCATTGCCTCCACTTGTAGTTAATGTTTGAATTTTATCTTTTTGTACTGTTCCTCTATGATGTTTCATTCTTGAAGATATATCTAATTCATCACCATCAGTTGCTTCTAAATAACTCTTTTTAGTAGCATTTTTAATAGCAATAAATGTATTGTTACTATCATTAATTCTTGTTGTTATTGTACTTGATAAACCATCATCTCTTATTTTTTTATTATAACTATCGACAAAAGATATATCTTGCTTAATTTTATTTTTATCTAATGTTTCTTTTAATGCTTTATTATAGACAAAATTGTCATCCATTCTGCACCCTGCCCTAGTAGTGATTGTTTTTGCTATTACATTTCCATCAGAAACATTAAATTTAAAACCATTACCATTTTCTTTTTGCTTTTTTTCATTATGTATAAAAAATTTAATCATTTTATCACTCAAATAATACTTTTCATTAACTTCATCTTCTAATAAATTTTTAAGTTTTAATTTTAATGGTATTGATTTGGGAAAAGTATATGAATAATCACCTAAAATGCTAATCATAAAGCATCTGTTTCGTGTTTGTGGTATACCATAATCTGTGGCTATCAAATCTTGAAAATAATTTTTGTATCCCATGTTTTCTAATGCTAGTTGCCATTTATTAAAATGCTCAACATTATCCATCCCATGTACTTGTGGAACATTTTCCATTAATAGCACTTGTGGCAATTGATTTAATTTCTTTAATTCATTTAATATTCTTTCAACTTCCCATAACATCCCACTTCTAGTTGAAGTATCAGCCATACCTCTTCCTTTACCTGCCAAAGACAAATCTTGGCATGGAAATGAATAAGTCATAATGTAATCATATTGGTCTTTGTCAACTATTTTAAAGTCTTCACCTTTGGCATTTTGAATATTAACTAAATTATTTGTAGCAATTATGTTGTTATATATTTTTCTAAAATTTTGCCTTTTCAATTGTTCTCTAGTTGCTGGTTCATTATAATTAATACTAACTCCTAATTCTACTAAAACTTTTAAAATATTATCATCACTTAAATCATCAGAATAATCAAAATAGTCTTGTATATGTAAGTCATTGTATGCTTGAATACTTTTGGCTGCCCACTCGCAAATTTTATAATGTTTTGCATTTGCACCTAGATATTTTAATGCTAAATACTGACTACCATAGCCCGCAAATAACTCTATAAGGCGTATAGGCTTTTTAATTTTGTATTTAGGATAAAGAAAATCAAATATTGTTATTTGCCCTTGTATCATAATACCTCCTTAATTATTAAATTCTTCAAACTTTATACTTTCTAATTTCTTTTTTAGAGCATTAATTTTATTTTCTGTGCTTGTATAAGCATTTTTAAACCTTTTTAGCGAGCATTCTTTATCTGCTAGTCTATTTATACTATCTTTGCAGAAACGAGTTCCTAGTGCCTCAAAATAAGCCATAGCGGGTGCTTTTCCATCTCTTTCGGTATTCCAATTCTTTCTTTCTTCGGTTGTTTTTATTGCTCTATCTATCTCTATTTGTGTTTTTAATTCTATTATGTCTTTAGTAAGTCTTGCTATTACTTCTCCTATTATGTAATTAAGATTAGAATAAACCTCTATATTATGAGCATATAAATACATTGAATTAGGTTCATCTATAATCTTTTTAAATACTTCTTGATACATACTAGCAAGTTCTTTTTCATTTATGTTTTTTATGTTAAAAGGGTTAAATAAGAATAATTTTTCTTCCATTTACTCATCACTCTCTACTTTTTCTACTAAATCTTCTTTTATTATTAAAGTGACTTTTTCAAAATCTGACACTTTAAATACTAATTCTTTTTTCAAAATTCCTTTGTAGCCATCAAATTCAAACTCTTTATCTACTATAATTTTCGCTTTTAATTCATCAGGAAATGCCCTAATGTTATATGCTTCTTCTATTGTTTTGCCATCTCTATTTTCCGAATTTTCTATTGCTTCATATATATCATTGGTTGCTTTAAACCAATCACTATCAGGGCTTCCACCACAAACATACCAGTTTCTTATAAGATAAATATTCTTATTTATTTTGTGTCTATATATAACTATCTCTTTATTCATTATCTCGCCACCTTTAATATATCTTCCATTTTTGTTAATATTGGCTCTATTGCTTCTATTTCAATATCAGTATATTCAGTAAAGCCTTTGTTTTCTTTACAATAAATCTTGTAATCATTTATTCTATCTATTGCTTTATCTATAGTTCTTTCATATACATCTCTTGTTTGTATTATATCATCTCTAGTACTAGTCTCATAAATGATAAACTCTGCTACTTCTCTAGGTATATCGTATTCTTTACCATTTATATTTATCTTGCGTTTGCTTAATTTAACATTATATTCCATTATTTACCTCCTTTTATTTTTTGTGCTTTTTCAAGCATAGCCATTACTAAGAATGATGTCTTGCTTTGTCCTGTCATTTTTGTTGCTTTTTCTAATTCATTAAACTCCCATTCAGAAAGTCTAATATTTAATACTCTTGTTTTTGTTTTCTTTCTCATATTATCTCCTATCTACAATATTGGTCATATAATTCACAATATTGATTTTTATATTCTTTTAAATCTTCAATTTCTTCTTGTTGTTTTTCTATTTCTGCATAATAATCTTCTAATTTATCAATTAATTCTTCAACAGATACTAAATCTTTATTTTTAAATATATCATTTAATGCTCCACTATTAATATCTTTTAAATTAATATAAACATTATCCATTATTTACACCTCCTTTTATTTCTTTTTTCTTCTGCGTCTAAATAAATATTGATATTTCTTTTTGTTTTGCTGTTTTCCCACTCATATAATGTAGTTCCATATTTATTTATCTGATAATCTTCTATCATTCTAATTAATTCTTCTAGATACTTGAACTCGCCATGTCTTTTAATAAATTCAACTCTAAACAAATTTCTAGTTACCATTGCTTTATCTTTATACAAATTAAAATAAAAATTCAATTTAAATTCTTCCATTTTCTTTCCCTCCTTTTATTCGCCATTTATTTTGATTTTAACGAAGTTTTAATAATTCTAATATAATTGGTCTATTTTATTATTTTCATTAATTCTAGACTAATTTAATTAAGTCTGGTGGTGTATTTATTAATTTAAAGATGAAATTCTTTGTAAAATTAACAGAGTACCAACAATAATTATTGAATAAAATATAATTATACCTTTATTTTCTTTTAAAAACTTTTTCATTATATTCTTTCTCCTTTCCTTAATGACATTATAATTGTACCATAAAGTATATACATTTGTCAATGCAGTAAATGAAATTTCTTTAGTTTTTTGCATTTTCTTTATAAACTCTTATAAAATAAAGAAAATATGCAAATCAAGGCAAAAAAAGAAGTAGGTGCTTAGCCTACTTCAATTTAATATAATCTTACATTGTCCCAATTTGTAGTTCCATTTTGGATATTCAAATTAACTTGTCTTTGAACTTCATCATAGTTAGAACCTAGAGCAGATTTTCTATCTTCTCCATTACCAAAGTCTCCTCTGATGGTTTTTCTAACTAAATCTAGAATATCAACGCTTGGCTCTGGCGCAGGTGCTAGGATTTCATTAACTCTTGCTTGTACTTCTGCATATCTATCGCCTAATGCATTCTTTCTGTCCTCGCCATTGCCATATTTGCCTTCTATTACTTCCCTAGCAAGTTCTTCAGTAGTCTTTTCTTTAATAGGCTCCTCAGAATTAATCTTATTTGCTTCATCTGCGATATACTGCATTTTGCTTCTTAAGTAGTCGCCAGGACAAGTAGTATTTGTGAACATTGAATGCCAAGTTAAATTTTTGCCAGGTACTAATATTCCCAAGTCTCTCCTCTTAGCAATATCTGCAACCAATTTAATAACAGCATTTAAAGTAGTATCGTTAACATACCAACTATTATCGTTATCCGATATTTCAATAGTTATTGATTTACAATTGCTATCCCAATTACTATTAGTCCATGCTGTATCTTCTTCATCAACATAATTAGCAATACTTCCATCATAGCCAACACCATAATGACTAGAGCCATATCTACCTTTTGCTTGAAATATTCTACCGCATTGTTCTGCAGTTAATCTTCCAGCCATATGATGGATTGTGATAGCTTCAATACTTCTACCGCTTCTACCATAAGTGAAGTTCCCTTCGTAAGCAGGAACTGAAATTGTTGCTAAACTTGACTTACTCATCTACTTCATCCCCCTTTCCATTACTTAACTCTAATTCCATTTCTTCTGTAATTTTAATTTTTTCCATATTATCTACTCTCCTTTTATCTTATTTATTGCTTTATTTCCTAATAAATATGTTGATATTACTGCTATAACTACTGCTATAGTGTTTGTTACTTTATCTGCATTAATATTCCATATAGGTGCAATACCTATAATTAGAGCATTAATTATAGTTAATATATTAAGTACATATTTACTTATTTTTTTAAACTTTTCCATTATTTACACCTCCTATTCTAAAATGTCATCTTCTCAATCGTTTACCGCCTACTTAATTATAGCATAAAAAAAAGAGATTGTAAAATCTCTTTAGGAGTACAACGAACTAGGCTAAAAAGAAAATAAAAGGATATATACATTCGATTAAAGGGGTGAATGTTGCACTGACATAATATGGTTCCTAGTTCTGAAGTAATTATATATCAAAAAAGTTAATTTGTCAATTTGGAGGTAGTGGAGGGATTTGAACCCACGATATCGAAGTTGCAGTTCGATTTCTTAAACCACTTGAATACACTACCATATTAAAGAAGAAATTAATCTTCTTTTGAAACTTCTGAAAAGTAGATATATACCTTATCTTCTACACTATCTGCATCATTTAACCATAATTTAGTCATTTTAGCGTACATTTCATCATTATCCCCTATTAAGTCACAATAATCATTATATAATGAATTTACTACTAAATAAATATCACTAACACTATGTTTAATTGAATACTTTTCTTTTATTTCTTTTGCTTGTTCCATATTATAGTGTTCTGAATATGGTCTCATATGTTCTACTATTTCTCTTGCTTTATCTTCTAGTATAACATTACCATAAGCAAGTTCGTATAGTTCTCTTTTGTATTCTTTATAAAGTTTCGGCTTTTGCCCCTTTAAATCACAGAGAAGGTCATCTAACATATCATTAAGTTTATACATATCTTCTTTATTGCCTTTTTCTATGACTTTTTCTATCATTTCTTTAACTTTCATTTTTACTCCTTTCTAGTAAAATATTTAATTTTTTTTCAATACTTTCTAAATGCTCATGCAAATACTTAAACTCTTTTCTACTTTCTTTATGGTCGTCCATTTGAATATAGAAAGATAGTAATACAACAATGTCAAGAACTTCAAAACTTTGTTGTTCATTATTATACATTAAGCAACTTTCTTAATAATGATATTTGGATTAGTTATAGTAAGAGCATTAGCACCTACATTAGATACTGATAAGGTAGTTGAGCCATTGCCACATACTCTTATTAATCTATTTGAAGATACATTGTAAATATTGCTTGCTACATTCGTAGTATTCATTTGTGAGCCTTGTAATATTTCTCCATTAGAACTAATAGCTAAATTTATTACACCAGCAGTGGCACTTGACACATTAGCATTAAATTGGATTTCATAAATACCAGGTTTAATTATTTGGAATATTCCACTACCAGCATTATGATTTAACCAGCCATTGCAACAATTAGCACTGCAAGTCCTAACTTGTGTATTAGCAAATAATATGTTCCCATTTGTCTCAACTGTTTGTTCTGCTATATTTGTACTATTTATCATATTTATCATTCCTTTCTTTTCCACTTCTAAGTGGACTTTTTTCATAATTTATTTGTATTTTTTGCACTTTTTATGCAAATTTTAACAATAAAATATTAATTTCCACATTTCCCAAAGGTGTCGAATTCAACACCTTTAAAAAGATAGGTTTTGAGCCTACCTTACGATTTCCCCTTAAAGGGAAAGCAATTCTCTTTCGAGTTCCTTTAATAGGCTTATGCTTAAATTATAGTTGCATTTCCACAGCCACATCCATTATATGGGTTATATAAACTCATGTATGGAGAACTTACGATGTAACTAGGGCTTGGGAATGGTCTTAAAGTGTTAGTGATATTAGCAGTTTGTGATAATTGTGAAATTTGTAATTGTGCTGATTGTAAATCAGTTCTTAATTGGTTAATTTCATTTTCACACATCTTATCTAATATCTTCTGAGTATTGGCTAGACCTTCTGCTCTTAAATCACAGCAACAATTTTGAATTTGTGCTTGAAGTGTATTTGTTTGTAGTGCATTATCGTATCTGTTTTGTAGAATCTCTTTTTGAGTTTCACAGCAACAATTTTGCATATTTGCTCCTAAATTAGTTAAACCTAATTGAGTTGCATATCTACTTTCAAGAACATCTCTTTGAGTTTGGCAACCAGTGTTTGATACATTTTGGTTAGTATTGAATATATCTCTCTTGATAAATTCTTCACTAAGTAAACTATCATTTGCTATATTGCCATTTCCACGATTTCCCCAGCCAAAGCCATTACCTGAAAATAATCCTGCTATAATTAATAACATTATTATTCCCCAAATGCCATCGCCAAAGAAACCATCGTCTCTATCGTTTCTGCCATCAATAGCACTAATTAAACTTGCTACTTCTGCTCCTGACATAAAATCCCTCCTTTCTAGTTTTTGAAATTTATATCAAACTATTTCGGTGTTTTTACCAAAATAGTAGATACCTATTTAAATACACTTAACAATTGCTCGAATTGTTCTTTACTTATATTTGCTTTATTACAAGCGTCTGCAATCATATTGCATTTTTCCTCTTGACTTTTATTTTGAAATTCTTTTAGTGTCTTTTGTTGGCTCTGATTCATTGATTTGAATGGATTTCCCATTTTTTTCATTTGTTGAGCCATTGCCATTAATTGCTGAAAGTTCATGTTCATATTCTTTTATCTTCCTTTCTAATTCTTCAATTTTTAAGTCCTTTTCATCTTTTGGCATTACTACATCATAACTTGTAATATCTCCGTTAATTTCCTTTATTGACAATTTGCCTTTTTTAGGTTCAAAGAACATTGTTCTGTGTTTTATTAGTATTTCATTAGGGTTTTGGTTTTCATTCAAAATAACCGCCTCAAAATCAGTCTGAGAGGTATTTCCTACATTAAATATGTTTTGCGTGGGTTGCTGTGACATATTTTGATACCCTTTTTTAAGATTTTCTAGTTCTTTTATTTGATTATCTATTCTATCCATAGGATTAACATATGGATTATATGGACTATACATATTAATCATTTCCTTTCAATGAAAAAAGAGAAATAGCAAACCATAATCATTTTAAGATTTATTTTAAACTATCTCTCTCCCTTCTTAATTAAATTATATAACAAAAAAGAAAGCCATTTTTATTGACTTTCTATGTGTATTTTATAAGATTTTTTTAATTTTTTTCTTTAGTTTTTTTATCATTACATCAAGAGTAGGTTCACTAACATTAAGTTCCATTGCCATTTTAGTTCTCGTCATGCCTTTTATTTTCATTTCAAGAAGTTTACAATATTCTTCATTAAGCATACATTCATCACATATTTTTAGATATTCTGTTTTACTAAAATCAAACATTACTTATGCCCCATAAATCTTCCACAAGTCTTACATCTTCTGCGTCCTTTACTATCTTTTGTGGTTTTAGATTTACGATATTTGGTTTTAGTTGTTTTTGTTTTAGTTATTTTCAATGTTGCCATTATTATCTCCACCTACAAAATTGTTATTGCCATTGTCTGTATTCATATCATAAGTTTCGGTAGTTGTTGTAGTTTCAGCGCCTATATCATTAAGAACATACACTAAATAACCAATAGTAGCAAACCACATTCCTAAAATGACTAAAATAACTATAAATTGTCTTTTACTTTGTATCTTATAATCTTTCAATATTTGTGTAGCAAAACTTTCTTCTTGAATTTCTTCTACTTCTTTTTTCATCTCTAACATTTCCTCTTTAAGTCCCATTTTATTCTCCTTTTTGATGATATTCTTTTATATGATGCTTTAAAGCGATTTCTATTCTTTCATCAATTTCTTTATCATAACTATCTAATTTATTATCAATTTTATCTAGTTTATTTAAAATTTGCTTAATTTGTGCATCAATCGTTCCCCATTTATAACTTTCATTTTGTGTATCTTTATTAGATTTATCTTTCCTATTGAGCATAAGGCTAACCACAGACATTATTGCCCCTAGTATTGATATAATTAAAGGTATAGTTAATTCCATATTCATTATCCTTTCTTTATTTCCATCTTCCTATTGCTAATACTTGAAATGTATAATCTGCACTTTCACTTGAAGTTGGTGCTAATATATAAACTTTTCCAGCATTATTTGCACTTGAAAATTGTACTGCTTCTAATGAAGCATTTACTTCGTGCAATGTTACATATACAAAAGGTATATCCTTAAATGCCATAGGATAATTTCCTAAATCTGCTTGTGTAGTGCTTTCATACATATTTCCCCATGCTGATGTTCTCGCTAAAGTTCTAGTTACTTTGTGCATAGTTATTAATCTACCATCTGAATACTTAATCCAACTACCATTATCATTACTACCACTTTCTACTATATAACCAGCCCAAGGCGTATAAGATGTTGGAGTTGAACTTTCTTCTATTTGAAATTGTAATACTAAATTATTAAATGTTATTGGGGCACTACCGAAGTATCCTATCCAATGCAGTCTCGTTTCTTCTTCTAATGTAAAAGTATTAGAATAAACAGCATCATCTAAAATTCCATTTAAAATTGTTTTTCCCCATACTATAGTTCCATCATAAATGGAATTTCCATTACTTTTTCTTAAATAAAAATCAATGCTATTATCTGATAGAGAACCACTAACTTTTTTTATAGTTGCTGTATATGTCCCCGCTTTTAAAATTATACCATCTTCATCTTTATTTGCATTTGGACTATCTAAAAAAATATTTGTTGCAGTGGTTGAACTTCCATTTATTAAAATTTGATTATTTGTTTGGTTAAAATTCAATCCAGTATTAGTGCTTATTTTTGCATTTCCAACATTAAGTAAATTTCTAAATATATTACTTTCTACTATGCCATTTTCAATATTATTTAAATTTTCAGCATTTATTGCGGGCAAACCATCATTTACCCAATTTGTTTTTTTGTATGCCATTAAATCATCTCCTTTTTATTTATTATAACATTTTACTATTTTTTAATCAAATCAACTTATTACTTGGCATTAATGTGTTACTTGGCATTAATGTATTACTTGGTACTAGTGGATTAAATTCACTTTTTCTTAAAAAGTTTATATTTTTTAACCATCTATTTATATCTTTATAACTAATATTATTTGTTCCTTTTAAGTTCCACTTTCTTTTTTTTATATATCCCATAGGATATCCAAAATAGCCTGCTATTTTATCAATTGCTTCTTCTATATTATTTATATCATCCACAAATACAAATTCGTTTATTTGCCAAGTTTTAGGGGTATATGATAAATTATAGTAAGTATATAATTCTTTTATCTTTGTTTCTACACTATTTAAGTCTGTATAATTTAAATAATCAGTTTCTGTATACATATTATTCAACTCCTTCTATACTTCCAGATAAGCCACCATTATATTTTAATGTATGCTTTTGTATGAATATGGTTACTATGCCATAATTACTTTCAACTTCTATATAATCTCCTGCTTTTATTTCGGGGTTGCCATTGTATTCTAAACTTACTTCATAAGAATATGCTTTTTTAAAGAAGTTAGTAAACATATCATCATAAGCATAATATTTAATTAAATATAAAGGGTTATCTATAGTCATACTAGGCTCTCCTGTTCCTATAAGTTCAGTTTCTGTTGACATTGAATAATCTTTTCTATAAGGATATTTACCACTTATAGTTACTTCATCGCCTTTTTTTCCGACAACTTTTACAAATAACATAAAGTTAAATTCATTTTTTGAGGTTTTTGTTATGATATTATAACTTGTTGCCCCTGTGACTGTTAGATTTTCATTTTTTAACCAACTTAATACTGTCGGGTCATCAGAAGTTATACAGAAGAATTGTGTTTCACTTTCTAACTTAAATGTAGAAGTAAAATTAGCAGTGTTATTGGTTTCAGTAGTCGCCGACATTGTAAAATTATCTCTTTGAAGATTAAATGATGTTACTTTTTGAACATTTGTATACTTTATATCGTTTAAAAGTTCTTGTTTAGTTATACTTTCTTTTATTGTTTTATCTATGTTTCTTATTATTATTTTGTCATTTCTATCTATATAAAATATACCATCTATCATAGCAATTTGTTGGAAGAATTCTGGTAATGAAACTCTTTTCAATGCTTTTGTATTCATTCTTATCTTATTATTTATATTAATATCAAAAGGCATTTGCACTTCAGTTGTCATATAAGTATTTAAATAACTAGAAAGACCATTTTTTGGAATAATGTTGTTTTCATTAGTTAAATTACCAGTATCATTAGTAATTAACTTTTTGTTTAATTTTTCCATTAAATTATAAGCAGTAAAAGTTACTTCTCTATCATTATATTCTATATTCTTAAAGTAAAAGTTGCCTAGTTTTGTATATTCTATACTACCACTTTCAGTTACTATACCTATATAAGGAACAAAAGTAGAAATATCTTCCTTTAAATATTTGGCTATCCCTTTTGGATTTAAAGGGTCATACAAGTGTTTGTAATCTCCTATAGTAACTTTTAATTCATTACTAGGTGTTTCTTCTACTAGTTTATTTACTTCTTCAGTAACACTAAATTCTATTAATTCTTCATCTTTATAAATATAAGATAAACCACTATCAACAGATACTATATTAATATACTTTTCATCATTTTCCCACTCATTAACTATTAGCACTATTTGTGAACTATCCTGAGTATTATCTAATTCAATTAATAATATATTATCTTTATTATTTACTATTTCTTTAGTTTCATTTTTTTGAACTCCCTCAGTGAAATATTCAATATTAATTGTAGCATTTTTAATTACATTATTTCTTGTATATATTGTTACTCCAGAAGAATGTCCTGTTTTTAATAAATAAAAACCTATTTTGCCACTATTTTCTACCCCACTAGTATGATATTCTTCATAAACTTCCTTAGGCGTTTTTTCTGCTATATATCCACAATTATTAGAACTTTTATTAAATAACATAAATGTTCCATCTAATTTAGTAAAGTTATTATAAAGTATTGCATACTCGGGTTTATTTTTATCTGAATCAGCAATAGAAGTAAAAGCTTCAGAATACTCTTTTTTTGCTAGTGTTTGTCTTGTTCCACTACCATCTATATAAAAAGGAAACCTAGCATCAAAGGAACCAATATCGTAACTTATTTCAACATAACCTTTTATTTCCCTATTAAATTTCTTATAATCTGAACTAGCCATACTATCTCCTCTTTTCTATAAAATTCATAGTGATATTAGTCCATAATGTAGGTATATTGTTTCTTTTTCTATAAACTTGTCCTTTTAATGTACCACCATACATAATTTTTGTTACCATAATTCCTTTATTATCGGGATACTTCAAATAAAATTCTTCTTTATCATATAAATCTTGCAATATAGCATAATCTTCGCCGGATAGGCTATTCCAAGCACATTCCACTTTCGCTCTATTTTTCCATATAAAATCACGATGTAAATTACCTAAACTATCATTATATGAATTCTCTAAATGAGTGTAAGAAGGAAAGTATCCTTCTGGCTTAGGTGTTGGTACATCAAACCAATTAATATTATCATAACTTGCTTTTATCATAATTATACTCTCCTTATACTTGTATTTGTATTTCTTCTTAAACTTTCTGCTTGCATATCAGAATATATTGCTTTAGCAAATTCACTACCATTAATATATATATATGAAGCATTTTGACTATTTTTATTATTACTTTGTACTAATACACTAGATACAGCACTTGCGACGCCCTGTGCAACACTTTCTACTATTTGATTATTATTTACTACTGCAGTACTCGAACCTATATTACCTACAAGTTCTGGTCCTTTTTCATTTGCTATAAACATTTGTCCTGTTTCTGGAAAGCCACCACTTGCATAGGCTGGATTAGATGGTCCTGAATATTTAGGCTTTTTATATTGACCATAAATAAGTTGATTCCAATAACCACCAATAGTACTTCCTATTCCTTGCATTGTCTTGTAAAAATTATATTGAAATGAGGCTGCATTTGTAGAAATATCAATGTTTAATTTGGCATGAACTATCTTCCTATCTATTGAATTCAATTCATCATTAACTCTTTGAATTGCTTTTTCATTTTTATTATATTCGGTTGTTCCTTTAGTAAGTTCCCCTCTATTTTGAATTAATTTTTCTTTTACCTTTTCTAATGCTGATTTATTGCCCTCTAACTCAGTAACAGTATCTTTAATAGAGTCTCTATTATCTATATACATACCGCCTAAATCTTCCATTTGTTTTGTTAGTCTATCAGATTTTTCAGCGGTCATATCAGTATCATTATTTAATATGTCCATAACTTTATTAAGGTCATCAACAGACATACCAGCATAATTAAATGAAGAAGTTGTATTATTCCAACTAGTAGTCAATTGTTTAGATGCATTATTATTCATTTCACTTATTTCTTTTAAGTCATCAAAGCCCTGTTTGATATCCTTTAAGTCTTGAATTAAGTCTCTTCCAGTCATTGCTCCATACAATAAATCAACACCTATTGCAATTACACCTATTTTTGCTAAACCACCGAGCAAGGAAGATACTCCTATTAGTCCTTTCCCTGCCCCACCAATTATTAAGGCAAGGCCTGCCACTATTGCCATTGCACCAGTAGTACCAAAATGTTCTTCCAAGAAATTCCAAGCACCAACTGCAAAGTCCCATACCTTTTTAGTTGCTTCTCCTAATTTTTCCATAAAAGCAACAACTTCAGGATTTAAATCTAAATCAGCTATATCTTGCAAAGCACTTCCTGGGTTAGCACCACTATTATTATCTAAGTCAAGATTTACTATTTCATCCATACTAGATATAGTTTTCTTTAATTCTTTATTTGTTTTAGCAGTTGTTTTTTGTATTGACTTTGCTAAGAAGTCTACTCCTGTAAGTGCCTTTAAAAATACATTTAAATAAGCAATTCCATATCTTAACCAAGAGACTACTCTTTCGATAACTGGTCCTATAACATTACCTAAATATTCCCAAGCACCCGCTACTGCATTACTTGTTTGTTCGTTTTCTGACAAATAATTACTTGATGCTTTGCTTATTATACTAAATATAGTTCTTACACTAAATAAAGCAAGTGTAAATCTTTTTGCTTTTTTGCCAGCATTTTCAAAAGCACCTGATATTTTCTCACCAAGAGTTTTAAAGCCATTAGTAGTCGCATTAGTTTCTGTTTTGTTTTGTTTCATTGATTGTTTTAACTTCGCCATTTCATTTTCGGTGGAATTAATAGCATCAGCCCATTGACCGAATGCTTTATCATCTTCATTAATGCTTTTTGCTTCTTTTTTTAGATTTTTCAATTCATCTTGTAATTTAAGCAATTTAATTTCACTTTTAGTAGTGTCAATAGACACTTCCATATTTATTTCTCTTGCCATTCTTTAACTCCTTTCTGTATATAATATTTTTTTCTTAGAAAATCAGGCATTTCTATACCTTTAGGTTGTTCATATAATTCACTAAACATATCTTGTGGCGTTTTTGGATAAGTTGCTTTACTAAAACACGCACCTATTGACCTAGCATTTACCATACCAATGTTCCATAAAACATAGCCTAAGCCCTCTCTTCTATATTTAAGAGTTTTATCTAATTCGTAGATAGTCATATCATATAATTCTTTATATGGTACTCCTAACTTAATTAATTCACTATAATAAGCCTCTATTAGTTCTGTAATTCTTCTATTTTCTTCTTGATTTCCTTGTCCTTTATTCCCACCATCTCTTTCAGTTGGGACAACTCCCCCTTTGTCATAACACCACTTACTACTAGTCCTTCATAAATAACTTTAAATACTACATCTTGCATAGAATATTCATTATCTATGAATTTGTCATATAATTGACTTGCTTCTTTTTGTGAGAAATTAGGCATTTCAAATCTTCTCATATACATTAATAACATAATTATATTTGTTTGTGATACATCTTTCATTATCTCTAGTATGCTTTTATTGTTTTTCTTTTCAATTTCCATTATTAACTCACTGGTTAATCTTAATTTTATAGTTTCTTCATTTAAATCTATTTCATAGTATTTCATTTTAATATCTCTCCTTCTTAATTAAAAAAGAGACTGGATGTACTCCTAGTCTCCCTATTTTCCACCTTATTTGGTAGCAATTCTTGATTGTCTTATTATAAACTTGCTGTTGTTGTTAGCGTTCTTGTAGGCTCGCTTATTGGGCTTAGAAACATACTAAAACCAATTAATTCATCACTTGAACCACCCTTGATTTTTGTTCTAACATCACTTTGGAACTTATATTCTATTCCATTTTTTAATGTTAATTTCCAATAGTATGCTTTTCCACTATCTTCTAAATCACTGGCTATTTTAATGTTTGCAAGATTTCCTACATCTTCACAATTAAACTCAAATTCGTACTCTACTGCACTCTTTAATCCAAGAATTTGTGTCATTTGTGTTAAATTATCTAGGTCAGTAGTATCTACATAATTGACATCACCATCTAAGTCTGGTATAGTCTTTATTCCATATATTTGTGTATATTTTCCATTTTCGGTTTCACTATATGTTAATTTTGCTCCATTATATGTGCTATATAACGCTCCTGCTCTTGCCATTATTTTACACCTCCAATTATTATATTATCTTGTGCCACAGAATTACCTGTTATATGTATTTTTCTAACGCCATTGTCAATTGATACATCTTCATAGGTAGTTCTAAAACCTAATTCTTTTAATTTATCTATTATTTCTTTTGTCGCTTTATCTATTATCTCTAATGTGTTTTCAGTGGCATCTTCCAATCTTGCCACATAGCCATTTATTGCTAAACTCATTTCATAAGTACTATCTATATCACTATTGACAAAATTATTTGTTAATTGATAGCCAAAGTAAGTCTCATCTCTTTCTAGTACTTCATCAGCCCTAAAATTTCCACATTCAATGCTAGTTTCATTTAACTTATTCTGAACATCTTCTCTCATATGTTTTTTAACATCCTCTCTAATTTAATCTTAGACTTTTCATATACAGGTTGCCAGTGCGGTTGTGGTATTGTTCCTGGATGTGATACCTTTTTAGCATATATTTCTTTGCCATTAATTTGAAAGTGTAGTCTCGGCGAATTAACAGGGTAAATCATATGTGGTGCAGTACCATGTTCTAGAAGCTTTCCTAAAACATATTCTTTTCCACTAGTGGTGGCAACTATATTATCATTATATACTTTGCCTTTTATTATATTTCCCCTCTTAACCGCTTCCTTTATCTTCATACTTTCTTTGTAATAGCCAGTATCAACAGGAGCGGTAGCCTTTAATTCTTGCAAGGCTTCTTCTAATACCTCATTAACTATATTAACAACCTTGTTTTGTAAATCTTTATTTAAATCATAGATTACCTTTTCTATCTTCATATTCGCTTATTCTTTCAATAGTAATTCCACTCATTTTAGCATCATTTACTTTATAGACATTATTATCTATAAAAATAAAATATTTACTTATATTGTCTGTAGAATTATTAGTTTTGCTTTTTAGAAATGCTTCTAGGTCTTTTCTTGGAGTTTTAAGTTTAAATACTTTATAAATATTTGCTCCATATATTTGTGAATTAACTTCATCGTCTACAGATTGTTGCCAAACCTTATAATCTTTTACTTTTTCATAACTCTTTATTCGAGTACCATTTGTTTGTTTCTTTTCCATAGATTTTTTTAATGTAGCATTTATAAGTTTATTTACTTCCATTAATATAGTCTCCTTTTTCCATTTTTTACTATATTATCTCTCAATTCTTGGTAAGGGTCTATATATGTACTACTTTCTCCATTGGCACTTAAACTTTTATTGTGTTCTGTGCCTCTTCTTAAATAAATAACCTTTACACATTGTTTTATTTCGGTTTCTAGATTATCTGGCGACAATTGATTAGATAAAGAAAGAGCATTAGCACTTACTTCATCAACAATACTTTCTAGTATTGCTTTATCTTCTTCTGAATAATAAGCACCTAGTTCGTTGATTATTTCTTCTAGCATACTAACACTCCTTTCTTAAATTATAATGATACATTTGTTTCTGCTTTATAAATGATTAAATCAGGTGTAACTGCTTTAGTACCAAAGTATAAGAATGTACCGAATGCTGTAGCATCTGATAATTCTATTTTTGTAGGATTATATATAGATGTGATAACTGGTTGTGCTACTGAACCAACAGCCATAACTACAAAGTCAACTCCTGTAGGTAGGTATACTGAACTAAATACATTAACACCATGATATCTACCAAACTCTTCAATGTCTGTTTCAACATTTGCATTGTTACCTTGGTCTAAATAAGTTCTTATCTTGCCATAATATTCTGGTGAACATACAACATTAATCATATCTCTTTCAACACCATCAACAAAGTCATTTTTAGTAGTTTCTACTTTTAGAATTGCTTCTTCAAACATTTCTTCAATCTTTGTTGCGGTTAAAGTAACTTTAGTACCTTCTTTTACTGCTTCTTTGAAGAATTCTCTTTCTAGTAATCTGTTAATTGAATTACCTTGATTAGATACTCTTCTTTCAATAAGACCATTAACGCCATAAGTTCTTAGGTCTTTCTCTTCAACTTCTTCTATTAATTCTTTGTTTACATCAAGTGCTACTACTACTGGTTTAGCCTTGATTTTATTTGCTTTTCCACCACTTCTAGCAGTTCCATACTCTTCTGCAGTAGCATTTGAAAATCTTTTTGCTTCCATTGTTCCTGAAGAAGCATCACCACTTAAATCTTTATTCTTTAATAGTGCTGATATTGTTCTTTTTTGTACATTTTCAATTACTTTTCCATACTCTTCTTTTAGTTTATCTTTAGCGGTTTGACTAGTTTGTAATTGAATACTTAAACTATCTATTCTTGCCATTATAAATCACTCTCCTCTTTCTAAAAAAACATTGGCAATTCTTTTGTACTTGGAGAACCACCTGAGATATTTTCGGGTGTCTTTTCTTTGTATCTTTCGTTTATTGCCTCTTCTAATGCTTTATCAAACACTTGTTTTTTTGTGTCTATTATAGTTTTAATTGTTTCGGCATTTTGTTTAGAAAAGTCAATATCTTCAAGTAAAGAAGTATTTAACCCTTTTTCTTTTGCAATTTTAAATGCTTCATCTCTTAATTTGTAAGCATTTAATTCGTTAATAGCACTTTCCTTAGCCAATCTTTCTTGGTCTAATTCATATTTGTGCTTTTCGCTTTCTTTCATATTTGCTAATTTCTCAGCCTCTGTTCTCTCTTTTTCCATTTTAACTTTGTATTCTTCTTCCCATTTAGATTTAGCATTATTTGTAGCAGTCTCGATTGCTTTATTTACTCTCCTATCAAATTCTGCTTGATAATCTTTATCTGTTAAGATTTCATCAAAAGTTAAAGGTTTTTGTTCTTGTTCCATTTTATATCTCCTCCCCAGTGCATCCAGTTAAGTCCACACCATTAATTCAAAAATAAAAACCATAGCATTAAAACTATGGTTCTCTTTTTGGAACTCTCTTGCGATACCTTTTCGTATCTATTAAAATTATATCATAAAATAAAATAAAGTCAAATTGACTTTATTTATCTTTTCTTTGAATAATTACTTTTCTATCAAATATTGTTAAATTCTTACATCTAGGGCATATTATCTCTAAATGATAGTCATTTCTTATCTTTCCTTTAAATAGCAATCTATTACAATTACTACATCTAAATGATTGCATTACTTTTTCATAATATTCTTTTAATTTCATTTCTTCTCCCTTATAATTTCTTTTATTAAATCTATCATAATTGGACTAAATACTAGTAAAAATAATATAAATCCTAGTATTGTCATAATTGTTAATAACATACTTACCATTTTTACCTCCTATTTAACAGGAAGCAAATAGCATCGACAATATAAATGTATTGGTGGAGCATTTTCTCCTATTTTAATTCCATTAGTCTTTATTGTTTCATAGTCTTTGTCATCATTTTCATATTTTACATATTCATTCCAATCATTTATCATGAATTCTTTACCATCCATACTTTCACATTCTTTACAAGTACTATTGTCTATTACACTAACCCATTTTACTCTTTCTATTCCATATTTTTTAAATATTTGTAGTTGAGAAAAAGTAGTAATAAAATCTAATTCATTTTCTACGCTTCCATAAAAATAAATACCATTTTCTTTTTTTTTAGTTTTTATAAGTCTATTTTCTTGTCTGTCTAGAACTTCTTTTATTGTTTTTTTTTCTTCTTTATATTCAACCACTATAGCATTATACATTTCATTAGCATTATAGTCTGCTGTACTATCTTTATAAACATCCCATATATAGCCTAAATTATTAGGTTCGTTCATTGCTTCATCAGTTAATTTAATATAATCTAATTTATAATCTTTATTTGTTATTTTTTTACATTGTTTTTCAGTTTCTTCTACAAAGTGTTTATTAACTTCATAAAACACCTTTCTTTCAATTTCTTTCATTAAGTAATTAAAGTAAGCATATTTATATACTAAATACCATAAAAGCATATCTCTATTTCTTATTTTTGTTTTTAAAAGCCATTTTTTAGCCATATAAGTCTGATAAGAAGTGAGCGTGCCTGATTGTATTGCCTCAGTAGTTTCTTTCTTAAATCGCCTTAAATTGGTCTCATATTTCTTAAGACTATCATAGTCAAATCTACCTTTAATATCGTTTATCTCATCCATTAATGTTAATTTATTCTTTTTATATTCTATTCTATATTTTTCTAATGCTTTGTCTTGCTTCAATAAGTCCATATTATCTCCTATCTTATACCAAAAGAGAAATAGAAATTATTTCTCTTCATCTTTTTGTTGCATTATATTTTTATTGTTATTTTTGTCTATATTCTTATCTTTATTATCATTATTGTCGAAAACATTAGCATTATTGTTATAAAAGTCTTGCATATTTTCTTCTGCTTCTTCTTTTTTCTTCTTTAACTCACTTTCTACATCTAAATCAAATGGTAAATGACTTATTATAGTCTCATCACTTAGTAAGTCTGTTAGTTTTAACCAAGTATCTACTACTTCAGTATCATCGGTAGGTATATTTGTTTGTATTTCTATTGATAAATCTCTAAAATCAAATTTAGTGTTTTTTTTCTCATTAATTCTTTGAATTATATTTTCCCACATTCTTAATAATTCTTTTTGCATTGATTTTATGGCTTCTTGAAGGCTTGTTTGTAATCCAAAGAACTTTTTCATTAATGCTTTATTACTATCTGCATTTATAAATGCTTCATCTGTTACATTAGGTATAAATGTATTCATTAATATGTATTCTAGCAAAGTTTTTTTTAATGTATCAACAGCCTCTGTATTAATATCTTTTTGTATCCATGAAATGTCGCCACTTTGGTCTGGTGTATAAAAAACTTCAGCATTTAATAGTGCTTTATCTTCTTTTATTCTATCTTGATTAATGTTGCCTTCTTCATCTAACATTGGATTTTGTGGAGTAAAGCCTGTGACTTTCAATTTACAACCTAAATCGTTATAGTCCATTATACTAGAGGTATTATTTATACACTGCTCTAATTTATCAATTAGTGTCTGTACGCCCTCAAATAATGCACCTGTAGTATTTTCTACCCCATAAACTGGTGTTAAATACCATAAAATGTCCTCTTTTTTCTCAGTATCTTCAATAAACTCATCTTCATTACTTTCTATACCATTTCTAAAGTATCTTCTAGTTTTGCTAGTTGTTATTATGGCATTTTCTATTTCATTTCCTAAATCATCTATACTTTTATATATTCTTACTGCCCCTATAACTTGCATTGGTATTGAATAATCATATATCAAACAACATTGCCAACTTGGAACTCTTGCAAATACTTGTTCGCTATCTTTATTTTCATAATTTAACCAAGTACAAGCCCCAGTAGAAAAGTAATCTCTTGCTATTTGCAGAAAGAAGTCTCCTAAATCATTATAATCATTAATATAGTCTACCATTACCTTAAATTCATCAGGATTTGCTCTTTCTCCAAATATCTTTTCAAATATTTTAGTTATTATACTTTTCTTTTTTTCATCACTTTCTACCTTAATACTAAATGTAGGCTGATTGCCTGCTAAATATCCTGTTGCTACTTTAGTAGTATATGCTTCTAAAGGTATTCCATCCTTTTTTTGATATTTTTCATATAATTCATATCTATGTGTTAATATCGGTCTTATTTGATTAATTATGCTTGTTGCATTACTTGAATTTTCAATATATTCTTTACTCATTTGTATCATATTATCACTCTCCTTTAAATTATTCTATTATAACCTAATACCATTGTATTATTTCTTGTATAATCTTCTACTGCGTATCTACAAGCATCTATACTATGGTTATTTTCATCTGGATATTTGCTTTTAAAATCTCCATATTTATCTTTTTCATATTCGTACATAGTAAATTCTCTTGCTATATTAGGACATCTTGTATTGTCTATTATTATTTCTTCTAGACTTTGTAAAAATCTTATGCCATATTCTATACTATCAGGCCCTTTCTTTGCTCCTCGTACTCTTAATCCCAAACTTCTTAATTCATCTATACTTTTAGGCTCAGCACTATCACAAGTTATCATACTATTTCCTACTTTTACTTGAATTATATTTTCATACAATTTTTTGTTGCTTAGGTTCTGTTTATATATCTCATTAAAAATATACAATTTTTTTCTTGTTTTGTCAAAATGACATTGCAAATAACAACAAGGGTCTACTGCATAACCAAAGTCAATAGCATCTAATATATTATCATAAGTCTTTATTTCTTCATCTTCTATATGCTTTATTTTTATATTATCGAATACTGCTCCTCCTGTTCCTGTTGCTTCTCCTAGATATTCATTTCTATATGCTAATTCTTTTGTTTGTTTTAAATGTTCTGCTTCTATAAAGAATTGCTCTCCTAACCATTCTCTTGGTACTTCTAAATATGTACTTGTATGAATAACTTTATCAGGTCTTTCTTCTAATGCCTCAGCATTTACCCAACTATTAATTGATTTAGGCGGGTTATATGAATAAAAGCAAGTAAATATTTCCCCACCTCTCATAAACGTTTGATTAATAGTTCTTATTTCTTCCATACCAAAGAACTCATCTACTTCTTCATACCATATATATCTACAATAACCCTTTCTAAATCGTGTAGATTTTAATTTCTTCGGGTCGTCTGCTCCTCTAAATAGTATTTGCTGTCCTGTTGGTATATAAACTAATTCTAATGGGCTTTTCTTTATCTGCCAATAATTATATACTCCTAACTTTTCAATAGCCCATACTAATTGACTAAATACACTGTCAGCGAGTGTTTGTCCTACCTTTCTTAATACTACTGCATTTGTATTTTTATTTTTCATTATTCCAAGTATTAATTCTATACTTACAAAACTTGACTTTGTACTAGCACGACCACCTTTTAGCCAGTAATGAGTATATTTATTCTCTTTTAAATATTTGTGTAATTGATAAAAAGATGGTGCTATTGCATCAGTTAAATTCATAACATCATCTCCTATATGTCATCATTAATAATTGGTGTTTCTATTATTTGTTGCACTTCAATAGGCTTTTGTCCTAATGTATCTCTTATTATTTCATAAGCTTTTGTGTTACCTTTTAATGCTTCTTTTACTAATGCTGTACTTATTAATTCTTGATATGTTCTGCCATCTTTACTAATATTTTGCATTAATAGTTCTAATTCATCTTTTAATTGTCTTTTTTCCTTTCTTGCTTTTCCAGATGCAATTCCACCTTTTTTGCCTAGTTCTCTTGCTTCTTCCTGGCTTCTTTCACTAAAAGGTATTAAATTTTCTTGGTTCATATGTCCTCCTTTTGGAATTAATACAATCCCCATTCAGCAAACTTTTCAAAGCCACCAATTTTATTTATATAATCTCTTGCTATTTCTACTATTTCCGCATAAGGTTTACCGTCAATAGTACCATCGCCAATAGCACAGCATAACTCTACTACTTTACCTGTTTCTTGTGCTTTTAAGAAAGCATAGATATTTACTGATACATCGGCTTTAGATAAATCTTTTCCGTGAAGTCCTCCCCCAGTGACGCTTTGTGCCATATCAGAGCCTAATTTTCTATTAGTTGCTCCACTATCTACCTCAGTACCACCAGTCCATTCTCCAAGTGGATTTATTATCTTTTCTTGGTCACATAATACTTCTTTATCTATTTCTTTATTTGTTGCATTACTTTGACATATTATTAATTTTTCATCTGTAAGTATATATTTACCATCATAAGGGAAGTGTTCATATAAATGTCTTGCTATTGCTGATATTTTTCTTTCGTTTTCAGTAAGTGGTACACCTTTAAATATTCCATTATCACCACATCTTATTTTTCCATCTTGATTTTTTGCAAGATGTTTATCTTGTGGCACTTGTTTTAAATTTAAATACCAGTCTGAATGTCCTGTAATTCTATCTACTATTTTGTCTATCTCATCAATAGTAAATGTTACACTACTTTCTATTATTATTGTGCAAGTTTGATGTCCTAATAACACTTCAACTGCTACCTTTGGGTTTTCTTCTTTTGTATAAGCAAGGTCAACTATTGCTCCTGCTATTCTATCAGCCACTTTATCTGGGTGACTAGGGTTTACTTTTTCTATCATACTATTCTCCTTCTATCTTAACTGCTTTCTTTCCTGTAAAGTTTTCCCATCTTTGTATTATTACATCAACATATTTAGGGTCAAGTTCCATCATATAACATTTTCTATTTAATTGCTCACAAGCAATAAGTGTTGGGCCACTGCCACCAAATAAATCCAATATAAAATTATCATCGTTGCTGTATCTTTTAATAAACCACTCACATAATTTAATTGGTTTTTGTGTTGGGTGATATCTTTTGTGGTCAAATTCTTGTTCTGTTCCAAATACACCAGCCCATTTAACTCTTGCTATATCTCTTTTATGTCTATTTTTACTCCAACATAATTCAAAACAACTTCCATACATTTTATCACTAGAATAATCTTCTTCTATATCATCGTTGCCATTTGCTCTTTTATCCCATACTATCCAACTACCATCATTTTTGTTTGGTAATAATTCAGCAAAATAATCAGCACCCCATAAAAATATTTCTTTAACATCTAATGACATAATTAAATCTATCATTTTAGGATTAAAATCATCAACTATTCCTTGCTCATATTTTTTTCCACCAGTAAATCCTTTTTCTTTTGCAAAATCTAATTTATTTTTCATCCCACTAAAATCAGTATCTAAATTCATTCCATAAGGTGGGTCAGTAAATACCATGTCTGCTTTGTTACCATTCATAAGTTTTTCAACATCTTCAATTTTAGTACTATCTCCACACATTAATCTATGATTTCCTAATTGATAAATATCTCCTAGTTTTGCTTTAGGTTCTTCCGGTGGTTCAATGTCAAAGTCATCTTCTACAATTTCTTGTTCTTCTTCGACTTGAAATATGTCATCTAATTCATCGACATTAAATCCTGTTAATTCTAAATCAAAATTAAGTTCTTTTAAGCTTTCTAATTCAATTTTTAAAAGTTCTTCATCCCATCCAGCATTTAAAGCCATTTTATTATCTGCTATGATATAGGCTTTCTTTTGTGCTTCGGTAAGCCCTGATAGCACTATACAAGGCACTTCTTCCATTTTTAATTTCTTACTTGCTAATAATCTTCCATGTCCTGCTATAATATTATCTTTTTCATCTATTAATAGTGGGTTAGTAAAGCCGAACTCATTTATACTTGCGACTATTTGATTTACTTGTTCTTCACTATGAGTTCTTGAGTTGTTTATGTATGGTATTAAATCATTTACTTTTTTATATACTATTTCCAT